CCGGGAACCGCGAAAAACCCATACCCAGCACCCCCAATGGGAGATACGTAGTCACACTCCTGCGGACCATCGGGAAAAATGCCTGAATCCACCTTGATCCTACCTGCCTTTTCAGTATCAAGGGTCTGCGTAACTATTCCTAATCCAAAAGAGAAGCTTCCGGTACCGGTTTGAGATGCGATCTCCTCTTGAACCGGAGTTTGGCCACCAAGGGTAGTCAAATTTTGAAATACATATGCCAGGGCTTGAGCCAATTGAGACTCGTTACCCAGGTCGGCGATTGCTTTTTGGAGTTCGGTTACCATTATCTTGTGTCCTTTATATTAAGTTGGCTTTCCTTAGGCTGTTTCTGCACAGTAAGCTCAGTTATGAATCCGTGTGAGGGATTAAGGCGGTGTTTAAATCCGATTATGCTATACACTCCACTCAACCAGTGTTGCGCTCCATTAGCTAGTCGAGGATCGTAATACTTAAGCACAACTCGTCTGCTTAGGAATTCCGACGCAGGGTCGTCAATTTCTGGGATACCCAAGGTCGTTATTTTAAGCTTGAAACTTTCCTGTTGCATAGCAATAGAGTAATTGTAAGCTGTGTCGACCATTTTATCAAGCCGCTCTTTATCACCTAGACGACTTCTAATACCCTCCAAATCCACACGTCGTCGCAAAATCCTTTTTTTTATCTCTTTCTTTTCCAATGTACCTTTATGCACCATAAGGACCTGTGTAGTAAGAGTATTATCTTTACCATCAATATCTGCATCCGGAAAAAGAAGATTTAACCATTTATCGTTGGCGACAAGACTAGCCAACATTCTTACCTGCTTGGCTGCATTCGGGGTTATTATCTCCTCTAACTCGTCTTTGGAGTTTTTCGTTTCAACTTGGTAAGAGTCTATCACGGTGGGGAGAAGTATAAGCAGTTCGTCATTCATTTCCACGTCAGATTCGTCCTCCCTTACTCTCTTAAGTTGATCTTCGAGTTTGGCAAGGTCTGCTACTTTTTGCGTTGCCCCGGTGGTAGTTGATGGACTTGGAGCAGCTTTCAAGGTAGCTATTTGTTTAGAAAGACCATTTGAGATAACTTTTGTAAGAATATTTTTAGATAAGGTGGTAGTACCATCAAATAATTGTTTTACGTCATTAAATCGTCGAACGCTGAAGAGACTTTGGGCTATATTAATAAGGGGGCGATTCACCCCAGTAAAATCTAGTTTCCCTATAATGGAGTTAGGGACTCCGTAGTCCAGGAACATGTACTTAGCTCCTACGTCTACGCTATATGTTTGCGGAAAAGAAAGTATGGGTCTAATAACCGGATCCCCATACTGTTTCTTCATATCATCTCCTGGCATTGCCAAAATAATACAGTTATCTTTTTCTGCCCACACTTCATCCCAAGTTACATTTTTGAGAAGGGTGCACTTATTCGACAACGCTTTCTTATCCTCTACAGAAAGCATATTGACTTGAACCTGTTCGATTCTCATCTTCGTGCTTTTACCTATTAGCAACCTGTTAAGTTTGTTGAGAGTGGTCGTCAAAAACCCACTAATATGTGGGTTTTGCCCATCGTCGCCCATAGAAACATATGCGTTGCTATGCTTATCGATGAATGATGCAAATGTTGCCGCTGGGGTGGGCTTCTTGGGTGTAAGTGAACTCAATGACCCCACCATTGATGCTGCCCCCGCCCCAACCGAACCTACCGTTTTTTGGAAATCCTTCAATTGCGCACTTCTTCTCTTTTGGGCCGCTTTTTCGTGATTCGCCCAATTTAAGTAAATCCATAAGGCGGTTTCCTTAGTCGGCTCTAAGGCTACTAGGTGATTGTTTCGCGCTCGCGCAGCGAACTCTTCGTCATCAAATTGATCGAACAAGAGATCCTCTAACGCCCCGTCTTCAAGTGCGTCGGCTGCCTTAGCCCATTCTCTGAGTGGTTCCCACTCTCCATTTTTTGGTAAATCGTTCCAGAATTTGTAACTGAAGAGGGTGCCCGCGATACGCCCGGGACCCGAGGGATTCATATCAATTAAGGGGGTGCAAAATGACGGCGTCAAATTTAGCTTGACGTTGTGATCAAAACCTGCCTCTACCACGTCATATTGAGGACCTACAAGAGTATTCCAGTCCGTACTGGTTGCCCCATGCAGTCTCAAAGAGATCCCGTCTACTGGAACCGAAACGGGAATAGGTTCTAGAGTTACGCTGCTCAAGGGATTGGCAAGCTTGACGAAAGTTTTGCCGCTGATTAGCTCCGCATATTTTTCCGCAAATTTATCTTTAGGGAAAGCATATTTGTAGTTTTTATCGTTGTTTTTGTATTTCTCGAACTCATAATGCTGTAAGTTCACCATTCCAGCGTTAAGCCATATAGGGTTAATGGCGGGGTCGTCTTTCTCCTCTTGAGTAAGTTGTCGAATCTCCCCAGACTTAAGGATCATTGGCCAAAAACTTAACCTATATTGCCCACTATACTGCGGCTGCAGGGTGGAAGTTATCGCCGTGAACTGCGCTTGTGAGCGAGTTTCTAACCACTCATTCTTAATATTAATATTATAGTTAGGGGTAGTAGCGCCAATCTGCTCCTGCGCGGAGATGCTGGGGTCAATATTACTGTCTGTGAGCTGGTCCGGAGAGAGTGGACCTGTTATGGGTTCCGGACTTCCAACCGGGTTCATCTCCCACTTCATCCCAAGTGATTCGAAGACCATTTTAAATGCTTGGTAAAGAATGTGGGGAGTTACCTTTCCTACAGCCTTCTTGTCGGTTTTTGTGGATGCTGCTAATGGACGATCCAAGAGGTCTTCGATGGCTTTGTACTCCGCATCTGAAAGGTCGCTCGCGGCTACTTCTTCCGGGGCTTGTAAGTCGGTCTTCCAGTCTTTGAGTTGCTGATCAATTTTGGTTAGTTTGTCAGCTTCGGCTAGGGCTTTAGCCACTGAATATACTAGATGATCTATGCTATCTGCATATGAACCTAAATCCACCGCAGGGACGCATTGAGGATAAGTACTTAAGTAATCCGCGAAAATCTCAGTGAGAATAGCAGATGGCTTTTTTAAGGCAAATTTACCACCCCCTCCGCTCAGTTCATAAGACGCTTGTGTACGTGCTACATACTGTCTATTATTAAAACGGGGATTGTCTTTTGTGTAAGAAAATGTATCAACAGCATGAATTTCAATTACTCTGTCTGCTTTCTCAGACACCATATACTTTAGGCCGTTCATTCTACATTTATGGATTCTGGAAAGACCGGACTGCGCATTCGTTCCATACCCAAATCTTATGTATATTTCAGGCAGCGAACCATATTCTGGGAGAGCGCCTTGCCCCGTAATAGCTTCCACCGCGTTCCACCGCGCTTCGCGTTCACTATCGTCTTTGAAAGTATGGAACGTAGATACCTCGGAGGGGAATAGTTTCGAGTAAAATCCCATCAATATGGTCTCCAACTCACTGGTAGGGTTTAGAACTCTAATCCGGTAGGAGGTACGGTTCGGTGATGCTACATCATACTCAAAAGACTCAAGTACACCCCTTAAGTTCATGGGGTCCGATAACCCATAAAACCCATTCTTGAGGGAGATATCCCCAGACAACTTGTTGCCTCCTTCATCAGACGACAAAAGATCATCTCGGTTTAACGACATATAAACTGCCGCAACCTCATTAGCGTTGTACGCAGCTGTGTTTGCCATTTTATAATTGTGGAATAAGAATTTGGTTTCCCGCTTTCAGGTCTATTTCATAATCGTATACATTATTTGCCTCAACAATAACCCACCATAGAAGTTCGTTACCGTATGCAGCATAAGCTAACAAATCAGGGCGACCTTCCATATCGTTAGGGACTAAGGCAACTTTAGATCGTTTAGGTTCTTGTAGTGAATTTACAAAACTTCTATATCCTTTAGATTGTCCTATATCTGTTATAGTCTTTCCTCTATGAGAAATAACTGTTCCTTGGAAAATATTTTGTCTATCGCCGTTTAGTGTCATTCTCCGCCTCCCAGAGTCTCGCGCACTTTTTGACCGTATACATTAGAATCGCTCACAGGGTCTATGGTCCCTAATTGCATAATGGAGTCCCAGCCAGGAAGGTCACCCCCTATTTCCGGATCGCCCCATAAGTTACCATTGATATTCCGCATCTCTTCAAGAGAGAGCGAGACTTTTAGCCTCTGCGCAGTAAGAGATTTGGCGTCGTAGCCTGCGTTCTCTACGGGTTGTATTTTATAGTCAGTTATAATACAAGGAGTAAAATTATACATAGTGCCCCATTTCAACTCTACAATAGGAGGTCCTTTTACTGGCATCTGTTGTGTGCCGATAACTGCACTGCGTATATTATTAACTACTTTCTGGAGTATTTCATGGTGATTAACCCAGTTGGGGAGGCATCTCATGACCCACAGCAAAGCAAACGACCAGTACGCAGCACCTTCCCGTGGGTTAGAGGGATCTTTCCACCATCGATTGGGTCCCCAAGGACCCTCCGTGGAGTGTCCACGGTCATATGCTTGCTGAAACAGTGTTGCATTGACTTTCGAGGCATCACCTAGAGTTCCTGTATCTCTCCCTACAGTATCACGTAAGTACGCTGCGATAGCTAGAATGTCAGTGTAATCAGCGCTATTGTTTACTGAGAAAATATCAAACATATCCTCCTTGGACACCATAGCTGCCATATGAATGAGACTGTAGTGAATATCCACCTTAAATCTCCGAGCCTCACTGCCAGTATAAAGTCTTACCGGTTCGTTTCGTAAAAGTATTTTCTTGCTTGCATAGTTAGCTTTACGAGACTCCACGATATTTGGGTTCTCGTAAAAGGGAATCCAAACTACGCTGGGCGCAGGAGCACTATTTATAGGGGCGTAATTAAAACGAATCCCCCCTCTCTTTTCTAATGCTTGGTTCAGTTGAAATTTTTCTGTCGGATTCAACCTGGCATTCATGGATCCCGTAGCTTTTCCGTCTGCGTTCCACTCAAAATTGGGATCCATCACATGGTCGCCAGCCATCGCCCTTAAAAAACTAGTTTGATTTAATTGCATGATTATAAGGTTACTCCCGCGAATGTGTCGATGGCTTCTTGGTCTGCCGCCCGTCTATTGGCTTCCTCCCCGAGTTCAATCAATCTTTTGCGGTCTACTTCGGCTGTATTTAATGATTCCCGCACTTCGAGCTGCAAATCGGGCACCTGTTGTCTAACAACAGATTCGATCCACTCCCTGCGACTTATCTCAGGCTCGATCATACCCCCCTCGAAGCGCTTGACCGCTATTCCTTGGGCGAGATTCAGGTTAATAAAGTCCGCCATCTCTTTTAGGTTAGCAAAGCCTTCTTTTGCGATCTTTGGCGTCACTCCCGCCATACCGTATTGGCTAAAGATTCCTTTTTTGTTTTGCAGATAGTAGGCTTTGTACACATCGAAGATTGCTGCCTGCTGCTCACCGGGGTTTTTCAGACGGTAGGCTGCGGCCATAGCCGAGCGCCTTCTGCCTGTTTCTGCACTTTCCCAGAAATTAACCGCCTTAGAAAATTCGTGCCCAAATGCCTTCCAGTTGCCCGCCATCAGGTCGTCCCAGCCGTCGTGGGTTCCCTTAGCGATTATAGCAAGTGTACCTATCAGTAGCCCTGCCGGTGAAGTAAGAGCCAAAAGTATTCTGCCAAGGATACCGGCGCCGCCAGCGAGTGCGCCAACGGCCTTAACACCAGCGCCTATTCCCAATACGGTTGCGAGTACCTTAACTACTGGCGACAAATCTTTGGCGAGCTTGCCGAAGTCTCCTATCTGATCTTTTAGATTCCTATCATACCAAGATTTCATATTGGTCCATACACCCCCGAGTTTCTCTCTGACCTTCACAAATCCTTCGGTGACATATTGAGTGAGTTCGCCCAATTTCGCCTGGATTCCGTTTAACGACTCTCCAATCTGTTGTTGTAAGTTTATTTCGGCACTAGCTCGTGATAATTGTTGGACGTTGTTTTCTTTTAGCGCTTTTATAGTGGTTCCTATTTGCCTTTGCAGGTTGAAATCTGCTCTACTCAAGTCGAAACCTTCCTCCATAGCGTCAAAGAAGAATTGTGAACCGCCTCCCCGTTTACCTGCTTGAAGACCTTGAACTTTGCTAAGGATAATCTCAAACTTACGAGCCATTGAACTGAGGCTTTCCCCTTCTTCGAACCGAACTCCCAGTTTAGCAGCTTTCATATACCCATCACTTCCAGCCAAGAAAGACTTAACAAACTTCGCAGAGGATTCTTGCAGCTCAGAATTACCTTGAGCCATCATTGCTGCGATTTTCTGGGCATTTAGCGCTGTTTTAGGACCTAGCTCCACAGTGGTGCTTATCATAGCATCCTTCATCCCGTTAATAGCAGCAATAAGACCTGAGATAGAGTCCTTGTTCTCAGCTGCAGTGGTAACTAACTCCTGAGTTAAACGCAAAGAAGCATCCTCGGATAAACCTAGACCCTGAGTATTAGCTCTAATCAATTGAAAGGCTGTTTTGTTTTGAAGCGCCAGCACCTTTAATTGAGAGCCGAACTGTAAGGTCTCATTGGAAAATGTGGTCATTCCTAGATTTACGGCATCTGTGAAAACCTTGACGCTTTGTGTGTAGGTTTGTTGACCTGTAATAAATCTCTCCGTAACACTGACAACCCCCTTAAGAGCATTAGCGGTCTGCCCTAGACCTTCAGCCAACCTGCTATTCATAGCCAACTGGTCCCCTACCACCTTACTTAGGCTCCACATACCGCGAGACAAGCCCACTAAAGCTAAACCGTTATCTGTTAGCGCTTTAAGATGCCGTTTGCCTCGGCGCCTCGCGTCGCTCTTCGCCTGCTTATCTTTTGGATCTTCGTCTGCTATCTTTGATAGCAGGTCGATGATTCTCTCAGAATACTGATCGCTTCGGGAATTGTCATCCATATTAAACCTCTACCTTATGTAGTGCGCGAACCTTATTTACGCTATACGTCCTGACACAGCAGGTAGGGTCCTTGCCGGAGAACGCTTTAATCTCACCGAACGAGACGGAACCCACACGACGGTTCCCGAATTTGTTGACGATCTCTTTTTTTATCTCTGGTGGAAAATCGTTAAGATTGACGCCATTAAAATAGGTACCTCCTTTATCGGCGACCCATTTTGGAGAAATCATAATAATTAAAGGTTGGGGATCGGTAGCCGTACGAGACCGATATCCAAAGGTAAATAAACAGCCTTTAGCAACCCCTGAGGGTTGAAATTCGACTTGCTCCGCCGTGGGTAGCTTCTTGGTTGTGCCCAAAAAGGTGGTTTTTAAAATTTTTTCCATTTTATCTGTCAGAATTGGGAGAGGTTTTACTATATTATATATAAAATATAAATTATGGATGATTCTATACGTCTTAGTGAGTTCATGGAACAAGTAAACTACTGTTTATCTTTAAAGTTTAAAGAAACATGGAGATACAGGTTTTCTACACACTTCATAGAAATATTTCAAGAAAAAGTTCTAAAGTCTATAGAAACACAAAGACCTCTTAAGTTATCTACCCTTGTATCTGCTTATACCAAAAAACATAAATACAGTATCTCAGAAGTTAAAAACTTCTTTGAGTTAATCGACATACAAGATTACTACCCTCTAATCTATGAAGACCCTAAGTATTTTGTTATGAAGGAAGAAGTGGTTTCCTAGAGTTTAACTAAACTCAATCTCTATTTCCCTCAGACCCGAGTCCCGAGGGGAACCTTTTTCTTTTTAGCCTTTTTGGCTTTAATAGCTTCATTATACTCGGCTAAGTGAGTAGCAGGGTTTAGTTTTGGGCACATACTCTTAAACCCACACCAGTCACAATACTGGTTCATTTGTGGAAAGAAGTCACCCTTTTTTTTCTTCCTAATCTCCCAAATCTTCTGTGTCAGCTTCTTCATGTACATTAAGACATGAGGCTCAGAAAATTTAACATGAACTAATTTGTCCATGTGGGGGTAGTAGTGAGATAGCGTAACTGACGCAATAGGTACTGTGTACAGGACAGATACAGCGTAAGCGTAAAGAAGCATTTGTGGGTCGTTAAACAACTCTCTCTTTGTAGAGGCTCTTTTACTGGTCTTGTAGTCAATTACAAGGTAACCACCGTCTTTACTTTTTACGACACGGTCAATAATACCGTTTACTGCATACCCTTGTTTAAGCTCAACCGCAAACATCTGCTCTGTTGAGATTTGCTCACAAGAAGAAAGAGAGTTATTGAACTTAAAGAAGTTGTTAATACACTTCTCGATTTTAAGTTCTCGCTCTTTATCAAAAGTATAGTTAGGGCGTAAGATTTCTGCGATCTCGTTTAGTTCCTCAGGGGAGGTGCTTGCTACGCCGTCCTCGAAAATCTTATGGATATAAGAGCCGAACTGTAGGGCGTCTGTATTGGTAGACTTTTCTGGCAAATAATCGACGTACTTGAATTTGTACTTCAATTTGCACTCGTCGTAGACTTTGATCTTACTGGGTGATACCTTGTTTATAAACATACTTTCAGTCTTTCCCCGTTATTATAGCGTTTTTTCTGGATAATAACGCGTTTTTTTGTGGATCCTTTTCCCTATTATATAGTTAATGCTCGTACCCGCCTCCATTATCAAAACCTACCTGTCGGAGCACTTTCCAGAGTCCCAGCAATCAGGTAGAGAATTCCGAATAAATTCGATTTTTACCGACGATAATAAACAGAAATTATATGTGAATCTGGATACGGGGCTGTGGACCGACTTTAAGTCTGGTGAGCAAGGTAATCTGATCCACCTCGTATCCCACATTGAGAATGTCCCCTACTCGTCAGCCCGTAACTTCATGAAAAGAAAGGCTTTCGACGCGGGCGCTAGTTTATTTAATGTGTCTACTTTGAACGTCGAAAACAAGCCGATTGAGGTTTCCCGTACGATAAAAAAGGATAGCCGGGAATGGTTGGAAGTTAACCCAAAAAGTGATATTAATTCTCCAAGCAATCTTAAGAGATTAGCATCTAAATTTGCGATTGACCGTAAGCTAGCATCCTTTAAATTTTTTGTGGGTCGGACGGGACGGTATTTCCAACGTATTATTATTCCCTATTTTACCGCAAAAGGAGACGCCTTCTATTTCCAGGCTCGTACCCTAGTTAAACGTGACCCTAAATATTTAAATCCCAGTATTGTTCTTTACGGCATCAAAACCTCCGAGATTCTGTATCCATACGACAAAAACAAAGGATATGTGATAGTTGCAGAAGG